ATTATTATTAATTTCCCACTTAAGCAAGTCTTCAGCGATAGCTGGACACTTGTCCCTTGATGAATGAATTGGTGATTTATTATCAATTTTATTAAAATAAAATACTAATAAAGCAAAAAAAGGAATGGCTAAAATATCTCCATAATGACATAAATTATAATATATATTTTTCATCATATAAATATATATTAAAATAAAAATAACGTTTTTTATAATTTAAACAGATCCAAATAATTTACGAGCATTTGTTAAAGCTTGTTTTCTCAAACTTGCTCTTGCTTTTGTTAATGAAGATGTCTTTTTTAATGTTTTGTTAGCTGCTTCGAATGCAGTTACCCATTTTTTATTTTTACTAGATTTTTTATTTTTACTAGATTTTTTATTTTTATAATTTTTTCTAGTGTGCATTGTTTATATATATTTTTATTATTTTTATTTTTATAAAAATATAATTTATTTGTATTTAAGCAACAGAAACTGCTTTTTGAAGACCTTTTTGAAGTTGTTGTTGCATTTGTTGTTGCATTCCCTTTTGCATTTGTTGTTGCATTCCTTTTTGTAGTTGTTGTTGCATTTGAGCTTGCATACTTTTTTGCAATTGTTGTTGAGCACTTTTAGAAACACCATATTGAGCAGCTTTAGACGCACCTTTAGATGCAGCCATACTTGCAGCTCGACTAGCAGCTCGGCTAGCAGATCTTGCAGCGGATTTTGCAGCGGATCTACTAGCTGAACGAGCAACTCTAGCTACACGTTTTCTGCTTACTTTTTGTGAACGGCGACTATGCCGACGACGATGACGAGTTCTTGCCATTTATATATATATATTACAAAAAAAAAAATTAAAATGGCTTAAATTTGTCTAAATAATTATTTTTCTCTTTCCCAAACACTATTTGTAGAATGCCACCACATTTTATCTCCTTTTTTAACATTATAAATAGCTCTAAATACCTTTAATCTAGATAATGGAACATTGCACCGATATTTATCTAAAGGATGTGGATTTGTTTTTAATTGTGCTAATATAGATTTTTTACTTATTTGTTGTCTATATTGAATTGTAAAATATATATAAAACGCTTCAAATGAAATTTTCTTTATTGGTAATATATCTTTATTTTTTAATTGAAAATCTCTTAAATATTCTTGACATATTGCTAAACCACAAATATCTGATAAATTTTCGCCAACACTTCCAGATGCATCAAATTTTATTCCATCATAAGATGCAAAAACTTCATATTGCTTAATAACATCAGCTTGTATTTTTTTATAAAAATTCATATCTTTTTTTGTCCACCAATTTTTTAATACACCAAATTCATCATATTTACTACCCCAATCATCTAAGCAGTGTGATAATTCATGTGCAATAGTAAATCCAATATGTGATAAATTATATTCTAATCCTCTTTCTTCTAAATCTATAAATGGTTTTTGAATATAAGCAGAAGGTATATTTATAACATTTTTTGAAGGTGTATAATATGCATTTACTAAATATGATTGATTACCAGAAAATTTTGAAGGTGTTTGAGACCAATCTATTACCGGAATATCCATTACTTTTTTATTTACTAGATTTATAGCCATTTTTAATCGAATTCTCGATTTTTTCATTAAATTTTCCCATGGCTCATCTGGTTTATAATCTAACAACAAATCTTCTACTAATATTTTACTTGAACCTACATTTATTTTTAAATTATACAATTTTTCTAAAGCTTTTTTTTTTGTTTTTTCTTGCATCCAACTATTACGTTTAATAATTCTAATAAATACAACTTTTAAATCCTCAGCCATAGATTTTGTATAATTAATTAATTGTTGATCAGTATATTTGTCTATATATTCATTTGTTAAAAATGTGTTGAATAAATACCCCATACTAAATACAGGTCTTAAAGATAGATCAACTGCTTCTGATTGCCCTCTAACAAATTTACCCTCAAAATTATAAAAATTTTCCCATCCTTTTATATTCCATCTAGATTGTTGTTTTATGTATATGTAAATCCAATAAGTTTTCCATTGTGGTGTATTCCATTTTTCTTTTAATAATTTTGTACCACATATTAAATAATTAATGTTAGAAGTTACAAAATTTTCTGGAATATCTTTAAATCCTAATTTATAACAAAAACTTTCCCAATCAAAACCAAAAATATTATTTGCTTCTTCCTTTGTAACTAAATTATAATTTTCATTTTCATTTGCTTCAATTAATTGACAGCACATAGCATTTAATATTTCTACTTCTGTATCAAAAACATCTTCTACACGAAACCCATGATTTTCACCAAATACAATATTAAATAAATTTTTTAAAAAATTAAAATAATTTTTTTTATAATTTTCTTTATATTTTTTATTTTGTAATGTATCTGTTTTATCATCTAAATAAATTGTTAAATCTATCAAAGATAGTTTTGGTGCTTCTAAATAACATTTATAAATATTTGGATTCTTTTCATCTGGATTTAAAGACCATACAAATGGAGCAGCCCATGATATAATTTCACTACTATTCATCAACGATAATAAATCCCATACATTATTTTTTTTATTTAAAAAAAGTTCATCAATAAATTCTAATAATTCTTTTGCAATTTTTCTAGTTTTATTAATACTATCAAAAGTTAAAAAGGATTTGTATGCATTTTTTATACACTTTGCTTTTTTACTATTTTTTGTATTTGGATTAGAAATATAATTTATTATTATTTCTAATAATTCTTTATACACTTTATCTTGTGTAATTCTAACATCATCTATTTGTGTTATATATTTTTGATTTTTTGTTACTTTAAATTCTTTTATCCATTTATCATTTACATAAGAATAATAATCTTCATTTGGTTTTATATTATATGAATTAACCTGATTTTTTAAATCTAATACAATTTCTTTCTCTAAATTATAACTTGTTGATACAATATTTATTTTTTTTTTTTTAAATAATTCTTCTATTTTATATTCAAAACTATCATAATTAGTGTTTCTATAATCTTTACATAGTATGTCTTTTTCTTTGAGTTTTATTTTTTGAGTTTTATTTTTTGAGTTATTTTTTTTTATTTTATTTGATGGCATATAAAATAATACAATATTTAATTATTTTCATAAATAAAACCTAATTGCTTATTAATTATATACTTTTATCTACAAAAACTTCTTTAGCTATTTTCCTAATAATTTTATCTTCTTTTGCATATTCATTATCTCCATTTCCTCCCATAGATTCTATAATAATTTTATTAAATTGATCAGATACTACCGAAGATGTTTTTTTATAATCTGGATATTTTTCTCTGAATTGCGAAATTAAATATATATTTTTATTTGCAATTTTTCTAACCATCTTATGCATTTTGTCTTTATTTTCATCTTCTTTCTCCCATTTATCTTCATCTTTTACATACATTGTTTCTCTCTTTTTATCAGTACAATGTACAGGTCTTTCAGTTACATCTAATGCATTTAAATTTTTTATAATAATGTTGGAGATTCCTTCGATATAACCAACTTCTCCAACATTTTCTAAATCAGAGAGTTGTAATTGGAGAGAATTAATAAAATCTGTAATATTCATAGCATTTTTACATGTTTCATTTAAAAACACCTGCAAATTAAATGTTTTATTATGAGAATTATTGTTTATATTCATAATAGACTTTTCTTTACATAAATCAATTATTTTATTTTGAAGTTCATTATTCTGTTGTAAAAGTATCATAATTAATTCTTTTTGATTCGTAAAATTTTCAGTATTATTTTTTAAATCTAATTCTGTTGGTTTACATTTTTTTTTATGTAAAGATAAAGAAGATGAATGTCTATATGATTTACCACAATTACAATTAAAAGAGGTTTTTTGGGTTTTTATGTTAGGATTTGTTAGTTTTATATGTTTATCAGTTGACACATGTCTAGTAAAATCTTTTTTATTACATGTATTAAAGTCACAAATTTTGCATAAAAATATTTGGGGTTTTTTTGGGTTTTTTTTGTTAGTATTCATTAGTATAATATACTAACAAAAAAAACCCCTAAATTCTTTTAAAAAAATAATTTTAAAAATTATGCTAACATTTTAAAAATTATTTTTTTTGGAACTAGACGATAAAAAATTTTATGGTCACAAATTTTTCAGTTTGGGGAAACTATTTTTCATTTTTGATTTTTGGACATTTTTTTTGTCCATTTTTGAAAAGTAAAAAAAACTTTCCCCAAAAAAATTCAAGGATTGGCAAAACTCTTTTTACCAATTTGTCAAGAATCTAGATTTTTTACTTCATGATTTAGTAAAATGACTTTAAGTACTTTAAATACAATATTATATTAAACATAATAAATATAAAAAATTATTTTATATTTATATATATATGACTTTTATTAATGGTATAGAAATCGACGATATAAATTATAAGTTAAATGATATAAAATATGCAATTCAAAATAATGAACCTATTGAAGAAAAATTAAATGTAATAATTGTTATATCAAATCCATGTCTTTATGCAACAAGATATATTTTATGTAGGGAATTTATTAAAAGAATAGAAGAAGAAGAAGAAAATATTGATTTATATGTAGTAGAATTAATTTATCCATCTCAACAATTTATAATAACTAGTTCAAAAAATAAAAATCATTTACAAATAAAAACTGATGTACCATTATGGCACAAAGAAAATATGATTAACTTAGGAGTAAAATATTTGTTACCAAAACAATGGAAAGCTTTTGCTTGGATAGATGCAGATTTAGAATTTGAAAGTAATACATGGGCAATTGATACATTAAAAATATTAAATGGCACAAAAGATATAGTTCAATTATTTAGTCATTCAATTGATATGAATTATGATGAATCAAATTTAAATATTTTTAATGGTTTTGGATATAGTTTTTCTAAACAAAAAAAATACACAACATCTAAAAATAATTATTGGCATCCTGGATTTGCATGGGCAATGACAAGAAAAGCATATGAAAAAATAGGTTGTTTATATGATAAAGGTATATTAGGATCAGGAGATAATATAATGGCATTATCATTAATTAACAAAGTAGAAAATACATTGAACATTGATTATAGTGAAGATTATAAAAATGATATTTTAGAATATCAAAAAAAATTAAAAAAATTAAGACTAGGATATGTACAAGGTGTTATTAGACATTATTTTCATGGAATGAAAGAAAATAGAAAATATCATGAAAGATGGCAAATATTAATAAAACACAATTATTCACCAACTATTCATATAAAATATAAT